ATTCCGACAGGTACACCACTAAGCGCTCTGGGTGTCAACTATGAAACCACTGCTGATGTTACTCTTGGTGACACTCCTACTCCTATGCCTCTCCGTGCGCTCGATGCTGGAGCGATTGGCAATTTGGACGAAGGTACAACGATGGACTTCTCAACTCCGATCGCCGGAATTGATAGTCAGGCAACAGTCGTCTCGATGGAGGGTGGCGCAGATACTGAGACTGACGATCAGCTTCGCGCTCGCATTCTATTTCGCATTCGCAATCCTCCCATGGGTGGTGATGAGGCTGATTATGTTATCTGGGCCACGTCGGTTCCGGGAGTGACGCGAGCATGGGCCGCTCCCGAGCAGGGTATCGGAACGATGACTGTTCGGTTCATGATGGACGATTTGCGCGCGGACAATCGCGGCATTCCGCTTCCTCAAGACTGTCAAGTTGTTCATGACTATATTGATGGCGTGCGACCTGTTACAGTGAAAGGTCTTTATGTCGAGGCACCTGTGCCGTTCTATTATGACATTTCGATTAGTCAGTTGGTGAATGATAACACCAACACTCGAAACAATATTCAAACTTCAATTCAGGATATGGAGTTAGAAAAATCCAAGCCTGGGCAGACGATGTATCGCAATTGGGTAGAGGAAGCGGTGGGAGAGGCTGTGGGCGTGGAGACGTTCGAACTAGACTTTGATACAACGGAGATGCCGGCACCCGGCTATATGCCGTTTATAGGAACGATCACCTATGTTCCTTGATAAGCATATACGAAGATATTGCGCAGCGTATACGCAAGGCTTGGCGGACCTCCTGCCGACTGGTCTAGCGTGGCCGCGCCATCTCGAATCAACCACCATGATGGTTGTTCATGGCCTATCTTGCATTTGGGAATACGTTGACGGCCGTGCCGCTGATCTTTTAGAGATTGAGAGCGATCCGCGAAGCACAGTAGAGTTATTGCCGGATTGGGAGCGCAACTGGGGACTTCCTGATCCTTGTATCCAATCGCCACAGACAGTATCTCAACGTCAGTTCGCGCTTGTGCAGCGAATGACGATTCAAGGTGGACAGTCGCGGCAATTCTTTATCGATATCGCGAAGCAGATTGGTTATGACATTACCATTACAGAGTACAGACCATTTCAAGTCGGGTTAGATCGTTGCGGTGATAATCGGATCATAGGTGACGGCACTGATCCTATGTATGACGAATGGGGTGGGATCGTTCTTAATCCGAATGGTACTCATGTTCAAAATGGCGAGACTTCCGAGTGGCCGAATTATGGATTGGGTCCGCCTGAGAATAGATACTATTGGTCAGTACACGTTCATAAAGCTTCGCTACAATGGTTCAGGTGCGCCTCTGGTCAGTGTGGCGTTGATCCGCATCTCCGTATCGGCATCGCTGACGATCTAGAGTGTCTGCTTCAACGTTGGAAGCCAGCACATACACAAATCGTCTTTGACTATTCGACAACAACGCCAAGTGATCCTATGGCTGGAACTCCGTGAGGTATAGAGATGCTGTATAACCAACCGTATGGCGTTAGCGACACCAACGCTGCATATATCAACGGAAATCCTTCGACAGGGCAGATGGGTTCGATCCCGCCAGCCGCTTCGATCGAATATCCGCAACGTGAGATTGTTAATCTGATCACTGATGCGGGTCTTAATCCGACAAATGGCGATCTACATCAACTCGCGAAAGGCGTGCAGAGCGGTCAGCTTATCTATGGAGACGATACTGGCGCGGCCAATCAGGTCTCGATTGCTGTACATCCTCCAGTGACTACTCTAATTAAGGGCATGCAGTTCATTACGATCTTTGCCCATGATAACACTGGCCCTGCTTCTGCGAGCGTTAGTGGTCTAGGCTTCATTGAGATTGTCCATCCGATTGATCGCACGTCTCTCAATCCGCTTGAGCTTAGAGCCGGTTCGATTGGATGTCTGGCTTATGATGGGACAAAGTTTCAACTCGCATGGTCAAATGTTGTTGGCAGTACAGGCGGTCAAGGTCAACCGATCTATCTGACGCAGCCTCTTGATTATTACGTCAATTGGTCTACTGGTGTTGATACCAATGACGGCACTGCAGCAACAACAACAGCCGGCACAGTGAAAGGACCATTCAAGACGCCGCAAAAGGCGATGGACACGATCCAGAATTTCAATCTTAACGGTTTCAATATTACAGTGCATGTTGCTGATAGTGGGAATTACCCTGGTATCAATCTCAAACGCTTATCGGGTAGCGGTAACGTCATTTGGCAAGGCAACCAAACTTCCCCCGGCAATGTCGTTCTCACTGGCAACGGTTTCTCCGCTATCCGCGCCTCGCAAGTCGGCAACTATCACATCTTCAACGGCTTTGGGTTGGCGACCACGGGCGCGTTCACCAACGAACCGATGTGCGGAATCAACTGCAATGGTGCTGGTACGTCTGTCGGTCTCAACGATATGGTCTACTTTACAGTGAGTGGTTCGCATATCGCGGTGACGCAAGCCGCTGTCGTCGGACTTGGTGGCAAACAAATCATTAACGGTCATGCGCAAGGTGCCAATCCGCAGATGACGAGTGGGTGGTGGTTGTACGTCGCGCAAAACTCAATCGTCCAGCCGAACGGCGGCTATATGCCAAACCTCAATATTAACGGTTCATTTGGCGGGCAGAATGGCGGCGGTTTGATCGTGTGTGCTAATCTGTCTTTCGTTGAGGCGTTCTTCGCGTCGATTTCTGGTTACGCGAATTGGGGCGGGCAGAAATACAATGTGAGCGGCAACGCGATCTTGACCACGCACGGTGGTGGACCGTCCTATTTGCCTGGTTCAGTTGCAGGTGTTGTAAACACAGGCGGTCAGTATTCCTGAAAGGAGATGTCGCGATGTACAATCCGAATAATCATTACTGGATTATTGGCGGCGATCAGGACAATGTGTGGTCGAGCGCGCGCGCTATGTCAGTCCCGACTAGTGATTCTGATTACACTGCGTGGACAGCTGGCGGCAACTACCCAACAGCCATTGGCTCGATGCAAGAATTGCAAGATGTGCTTGGCGAGCAATATCCGCCCGGCACGTTGGTGACTTACAATGCGTTCAAGCGTTGGCAGAAGGAGCAAGCCGGCATTACAGCGACATCCGGCATGCCGCTCAAAACTGACGATCGATCGCAGGCTAAGATCAATGGCGTTTATCTCGCGCTGCAGGCTAGCCCTGGATCGACGACGCAATGGCACGCTGCTGATGGGACCTATTGGTCATTAGCTCAGGCGGATGTAGAAGCGATGAGCGCTGATTTGCAAACGCACATCAACAACTGCTTTCAGATTGGTTCAGACACATTGAACTCAATCAATGACGGAACAATTACTACACTCGCACAAATCGATGCAGCATATAATGCGCCGATGAAAGCTGCTCAAAAAAATTGGATGCGTCATCCTACTAAGACGAAAGCAAAATAAATGGTAGAAGTCATCGTCCAAGACGATTTCGACGTTGTCATTCAGCCTGAGCCGGATGACGACGTTATCGTCACTGCTGACGATGAGATCGGCATTATTCAAGTCCCTGAGCAAGGTCCACCGGGACCTCAAGGCATACCGGGTTTAGATGGCGAAGGCGGCAACGCTATTCTCTATGGTCCGTCCGATCCGACAACTGTAGTCGGAAAGGATGATGACTTCTATATCAACACGACGACGCATTTCATCTTTGGTCCAAAGGCGACGATATGGCCGCCTGGTACATCGTTGATAGGACCGCAAGGTGCGCAGGGATTGCAGGGACCTCAGGGCGCACCCGGTACGAATGGAACGAATGGTAACACTGTTCTTTATGGTACTGTTGATCCAACAACCGAAGGCCGTAACGGTGATTTTTATATTAACACAATAACGCATTTCATTTTCGGTCCGAAAGGTCAAGTCACTACTAATGTATGGCCTGCTGGAACGTCGCTGGTAGGACCGCAAGGACCGCAAGGACCAAAAGGCGATGTTGGTCCGTCCGGTGGCCTAGCAACAATCTACATATCTGATACGCCTCCGACTGGAGTTCCAGATAATGTATTGTGGTGGGAAAGCGATAGCGGCAATCTGTTCGTTCGATATAATGATGGTGATTCGTCGCAATGGGTGCTCACCGGAGGGATGGGCGGTACTGGCGGTGTCGGAGGCGGCACCAGCTCGTTTCCTGCGACTGCTACTCCTCTTATGGACGGCACTGCAAGTGTCGGTACAGCTACCACTAAATATGCGCTAGAGGATCATGTCCATCCTAGCGATACGTCGCGCGCTCCGCTCGCGTCTCCGGTGTTCACTGGTGATCCGAAAGCACCAACGCCTAGCGTTGGAGATAACGACACAAGCATTGCGACAACAGCATTTGTTCAAGCTGCGATCACTGCCGGTGCAACTGGTGGCATTCCGTCTGGCACTAAGATGCTATTCGCGCAGCCGTCTGCTCCTGTAGGATGGACGCTCGACACAACGCATAACGATAAGGCTCTCCGCGTTATCAACACGACTGGAGGCGCAGCGAGCGGAGGCACGAATAGTTGGACCTCCGTTATGGGGCAATCCAACACGGGCGATCATACGCTTCAATTAGCTGAGATGTCAGCAGGCATCGCGTCAGCACAAGTCAACTCGATCGCGGTGTATCCTGCGGGCAGCCCGAGTTGGAATATGGAGGTGTCCAACTACGGATATACCGCTGCCGGACCCGGTGCGATGATGACTGACCCTCAATACGTTATCGGAAAATCGCTCAGCGGAAGTCCGACCATCACGTACACCAATCAGTCTAGCGCGAACAACAACATTGGCGTCTACAGTTCGAACACGAGCGGTGGCGCGCACAATCATCCTATTACAATGGACATTCAATACGTCAACGTCATTATAGCGAGTAAGAACTGATGGTCAAAGTCCCGCACGCTGATGAAGGAATGATCTGTCCACTTCACAAGGTGGATACGAGTACAGTATGTCATAAGTGTCCTTGGTGGTCTAGGGTAATCGGTAAGAACCCACAGACTGAAGAACTGATAGACGATTGGCGTTGTGCTGTCGCTCTCTTACCAATGCTGCTGGTCGAGAATGCGCAGACGCAACGAGGAACGCAAGCGGCTGTCGAGACGTTTCGGAACGGAGTTATCAGCGGAGTTATTGAAGCTGTCGGAACGGCAGCCTCAGCTGCGCAAGGGAGATTAACGGATGCGCGTATCGATCGCCGCCCATGATAACTTGATAACGGTTGACGGTGTAACGAAGACTGTTAATTGCTCCGCTTTGATCGCTGCGGAGATCAGCGCAATACAATGGTACAATGACCATGGCGAGATAGAATTTATCGGTCATAAGAAAATAAATGAACGTATCACTAACTTCGATAAGTATGCGCCGTTGATCAATGCTGCTCAATCACTGCCGAGCGCGCAGCCGGGTGGAATGGCTCTGCCAAAATTAGCGTTCGCTGATCCTGCGTTGATCGCGGCAGAGATGGAAGCGATCGAAAAGCGAGTGAAGGCTCAGAAGGCTAAGAAGTAATGGGCTTTAATTTTCCCAACGCACCTACCGTCGGCACTGTTTATCCTTCGACACCGCCCAACTATAAGTGGGACGGTGAGAAATGGATACCCAATCCGATTGCCGGTGGAAGCGCTTCGAACGCTAATCCTATTATGGATAGCGTTGCTGCTCCTGGCACGTCTATCAATTACACACGCGAAGATCATGTCCATCCTTCCGATACGTCGCGCGCTCCTGTTAACAGCCCGACATTTACAGGCGATCCGAAAGCGCCGACGCCAGCGCCAGCCGATAACGATACGAGTGTAGCTACCACAGCATTCGTTCAAGCTGCTCTCGCTGGTCTCTCCGGTTACGCTCCTCTAGCCTCGCCGACATTCACGGGCGATCCAAAGGCACCGACGCCAAGTGCTGGTGACAATGACACGAGTATTGCAACAACAGCTTTCGTCGCGACGACGTTCGGTAAGAAACTGCGCACGCGCACTGTTATCACGGCGGTCGGGTCTGGCACCTACACTACACCAGCCGGATGCGTTGCGATCGATGTGCAGTGTTTCGGTCCCGGCGGTGGCGGCGGCGGCGGTGGCAGTGGTGCAGGGACAGGTGGCACTGGCAGCGGCACGACGTTCGGCTCATCTTTGTTGTCGGCGGCTGGCGGTAGCGGCAATGGTGGTCCCGGTAGCGGTTCGTGTGGCGGCGGCACGGCAACAGGCGGCGACCTCAATATTTCCGGACAACAAGGTACGGCATCGTGGGGCGCGGGCGGTGCGTCTTCAGTTAATCAGGGTGTGCCCGGTGGCAACAATGCGAGGATTTCTTATGCCGGTGTTGGCGGTTGGCCGGGAGCACCGGGTTCACCGGGCGGCTTTGGTTGCGGCGGTGGGTCAGGTGCGGGACCTACAGGTGGTTCAGCAGGTGGCGGCGGTGGCGGCGGCGGATGGTGTCAAAAGCTAATCTTAAATCCAGCAGCGTCGTATCCCTACAATGTTGGTAGTTCGCCGGTCGGCGGCAGTGCAGGCACGAGCGGATCGTCTGGCGGCAATGGCGGTCAAGGCTTGATTTGGATCGATGAGTATTACTAAGGGATGATCCATGGCGATCGTAACAATCACATGCGAGAACGATGCGGACTTTATCCGTGGGTTCAGCTATCAGGACCTTAGCGGTGATCCGATCGATTTGACCGGACAGACGATGCGCATGGGCATTCGAAAGCATGCGGCGGATGTAACGGAATTGCTAGAGCTGACGACGGAGAATGGCGGCATAACGATTACTGACGCTCCGGGTGGCGCGTTCACGATCTACATAAGCGATGATCAACTAGTTCGTATGCCAATCGGACAATATGATCATTCGCTCGTTAGGATGCAAGGGACAGCAACACTTCGCATTTGGTCAGGAACAATTATTGTTAATCCCGGTGCGAGCCGCGTCGTCAGCCCTGAACCGGGAGAGGCGACGGTCGTTGCGCGCTCTGTCGATCAATTACATCTCCGCGCTGAAGCGCCGATCGCTAGGAAGAAAGCGAGATGAGCGCGACGATTGTAACTGCTTATACTTTGGTCCTGCTTCATGCCGCCGGTGGTCATATGGTGTATGTTTATCCGGAAAGCATAACGACGATGCGTGCTGCTACACCCGGACAAGAGAACAAATTAATAACTGGCGATGCGAATTGCGTCGTGAACACCAGCGATGGGAAATTCCTTTCCGTCACCGAGACGTGCGATGAGGTTAGAGCGCTGGTGAAATCAGCTCAAGAAGGACAACAGTGATGGGTGCTGGACCTTGGATGATTTATAATTCGTACAAGCGATACTCGATGGACGGCGAGATTATCCTATCCAGCGATACATTCGTTATGTCGCTGTATACCTCGGCGAGCAATGCGAATGACAGTACGCTCGAAACGATCGTTGAGGTCACTGACGAAGTGGCGGATGGGAATGGCTACGTTGCCGGAGGGCAGCAACTCGCTGGCGTTCTCTGGGACGTTGGAGATACACCGGACGAAATGCGGTTCAGCGCGGACAGCGTCTTGTGGACCGCGAGCGGAGGACCGATCAGCGATGTTCAATATGCGGTGCTCTGGCGCAGTAACGGGATCGACGATTATCTAGTCGCATGGTGCGCACTCGATAATGTAGGACCGTTCACTGTACCTGACGGCAATCCGCTTAGTGTCGCATTTACCAACGAAGGCATCTTCGAGCTAAACTAATGCATATCAAATTTGAAATTGGCGATCGCGTCAAGCTTCAAGATCGATTGATCCATGCGAAGAAAAATCCTCGCCTCAATTGGATCGAACGCAAAGGCTCAGTGACGTATGTGTCGCGCACTTCTGTCGGTG